ATAACTTACTCGAATATAAACTTTAGGCAAATATTTTTTAATAAATTTTAAAGTTTGTTTTGAACTTTTAAATTGCATAAAAACTCTCCTATATAAATTTAATATTTTTAAAGCCTTCTTGTTTATAATATTTCAATCTGTTGTCAGAATGTTTTATTAAAATTTTATTTCCATTATCATAAAAATCAAATATATTTACAGTCGATTTTGTTTTATTTCTTAAAGCTCTTCCTAAACTTTGTATGACTTCTATATAACTATTTCCACCACCTGCATAAATCATATTAAAAATGTTCTGTAAATTTATACCAGTAAATAAAATTTTACTCCCGATTAAAACAAAATCATTATTATTTTCTTCAAACTTTTTTAATATATTTTCTCTTTCTATTTTTTCATTACTTCCATTTAAAAATTCAGATTTTATATTATTATTTTTTAATAATTTCTGTAATATTTTACCATGAGATATTTTTTTAATCAATATAAGTTTTTGACCTTTTAAAGTTTGACATAATTCTATTATTTTATTATTTCTGATTGAGTTATTTATTATACATAATTTTTCTAAATTACTCCAATCAAAGATATTTTCAAATTTTGAATTATCAATATTTATAAAGTTTATAAAAGGCTCTGCAATTTTATTTTCATTTAACAAAGTTTCTGATTTAACTTCGTAAATAATATCACCGATAAATTTTTTAATAGTTATATTTTTTATTTTATCCTTCGTTAACGGAGTCGCAGAAAATCCAAATCTATATAAAAACATTTCTTTTGATAATAAGTCAATATAATCGGAGCTTATTTGATGACATTCATCCACTATAACACAATCATAATTATTTTTTAATTTATGAGAACTTTGAATAGTAGCAATTACAACTTTATGATTTTCATTTGTGTTCTGCCCCTGAACTATTCCAGTATCTAAATCAGCTTGTAAACATCTATCATAGGTTTGTCGAGCTAAATCTATCGAATTAACTATTATCAAACTTTTTAATTTTGTTAATTTTAAATATGATATTAAAATTTCTGTTTTGCCTGATCCGGTTGGTGATTTAATTATTCCATTTGTATTATTAAATAATGTTTTTACTGCTTCAATTTGATTATCATATAAGGTTAAATAACCTAAACAGTTTTTTATTTCTTCATCTGTAAATTTAAACTTTCTTTTTTTTCTTATATCTGTAAAATTAAATTCTTGATTTACAAATGCTATAAAATCCGATTTTAATCCGATCGGAATATAAATATGAAATTGATCTTGATGACAAATTTCAATTTTTTTTATTTTGTTTCCATATTTTGAATATATAAATTTATTATAAGTAAAAAATTTATTGATTAAAAATCTATTTTTTAAATCAGTTTTAACTATTATATAATTGTTTGTATATAAAACATTTTCAATTTGAATTTTGATAGTTTCGTCTACATATTCAAAGTTTAAATTTTTTAATTTTTCAATATTATCTTGAGTAAAATCTACTTGCCATTGATAATAAAAAACTGCACCTTTGAATTTTTTAATCTCATCAGTGCAATTTTTTGGAGAGTAAATTATGATTTTAAAACTATTACTTTTTTTATCAAGTATTTTTTCTGCTAATTTCATTATTTTATTATATAATAATTTTACTTAATTTTAAATAATTATTTATAAATTTTCACATTCAGGATGTTTTATTTTATTATCCTGAATTATGAACTCTTCATTTTTGTTGATTGCTTCTCTGCAATGTTCACAAAATAAAATTTCTTGTGCAATATAAATATTTGTCATATTTTTTTCCCTTTGTTTAAAATTAAATTAGCAATTTTATTTATTGCTTTTTTAAAATAATTTTTACTTTTAATTTTTTCTTTAAAATGTTTTATCTTCATTTCATTTAAAAACATTTTAATTTGTTCATTAATATTTTGTTGTAAATCAAACATTATATTAAACCCTCCTTTAAATATAATTTTATTTCTTGAATTGCAATATCAATTTCTGGATAAGTAAAATCCATATTTTTATAAATGTATTTTTTTAAAATATTTATATAATTAGTTTTTTCTTTTGCTGGATAAAAATATTCTTTATTATTAACAACAACTTTTTTATAAGTTTTATTTTTTTTAACTTTTAAAATATCTAATAAATCTGGTTGTAAACAAAAATTCAAAATTTCATTTGCTTTATTACTCATTTTTTCATTTTCTTTATATATAAAAATATTTTTAGGTAATAATGTAATACCGATTAAAATTTCTTTTTCTTTTTTTTTCTTTTCTTTTAAACAAAATTGAAAAAAATGATTTTTTAAATTATTATAAAAATAAGTCGAAAATTTAATTTTATGATTTATTTCTTTTTGTATTTTTTTCTTCGGTGTTATTCCAAAATAATATCGATTATAAACTTCAATAAAAAATTCATTTGCTTCTGAATATAAATCTTCATAATCCATTTTGAAATATAAAGAATATATTCTTGTTAACTTTTTAATTGTTGGAATACTTGCTTTATAGCAAATTTCCATTTGTTGTTTTTTTAATTTAATTTTTTCGTTTTTTTCTTTTTTTATAATATTTAATAAATGTAAATTAGATTTTTCACACATAAAAACTCCTTTTAAAATTATTTTTATCCTTCCTGACAAGAATACTCCCACCTCTTTAGGTGGGAGATGAATTGTGGTAAGAGAGTTAAAAGAGGATTATTTATCCTTATAAAAATAAAACATTGCAGATTCATAACATTTGTTATTGTTTCCATCATAATAGTACTGAACTAGCCCATTTTTAGCATATTTTTGAAAATCATTGTAGTCAAATGAAGTACAAGATGCTGTTAATAAGATATCTGCATGATCGATATCTTCATCGTCGTCAAGATAATGAGTTTCAACAACAAAAGGCTCACAGAGATTTATAATCTCTGCATCGCTGAACAGACCGCTTATATCTTCATCGTCTGTAAATTTTTCAACATAAGAACACGATCTTAAATGATGTTCGTCGTCTAAAGATAATTCATTTGATAATAGATATTGCACTATCAAATATCTATCATCTTCATAAATAAACTTTTCATCTTCAATTTTAAGTTTAAGATTTCTAAAATCTTCTTGAAAATCTTCGACTCTTTTCCAAAATTTTACTGTTAATTTTGTCATAATTTATCTCCTTATGTTAATAAATATATATCATTTAATTAAAAAAGTCAAGTATTTTTTATTAAATATTTAATAATTTACATATTTTTTACAAATTATTTAAAATAATTATTTTAAATTAAATAAAAAAATTATATAATAAGTTATGCAATCAGATAAATTTATAATTAATCCACAAAAAGAAATTGATAATACTTTTATTTTACAAAAAAATAAAGTATTAGATTATTTAAAATTATATGCAAAAAGAAAATTAAATCAAGGAAAAACTAAAGCTAGAGAATTATTTCCAAAAATTGAAATTATATCTGCTCATTGTGATATTGATATTGAAGAAATAAAAAAAATAATTTTAGAATTAGAAAAGGAGGGTAAAATTATAAGATTTCATGCACATCGATATTTAAAAGAAGTCTGGGATAAATTAAATTCTCAAATTCAAACTTTAAAAGCTCAAGCAAAAAAAAGAATAAAAAAAGAAATAATTAAACCAAAAATAGAAAATATTATAACAAAAGATAAAAAATTTATTTTATCAAAAATAAAAATAAATGAATTATTTATAATAAAAATTATACTTTGTATAATGTTAATTACATCTATTTTAATTGAAATGAATTATAATATTGAAAATTTTATATTTATGATGGGTAATATAAAAGGCGTTTTAACTGGTATAGCTTTAGTATTATATGACTGTATAGCTTTATCTTTAATTATTTTTGTTATTAAAATGAAATTTAAAATCAATAATAATTTTTTTGGATATTTAAAATTATTTATTTCTAAAGGCTCTATTATAGCTTTATTATTTTGTTTATTTATTGGAGTATTTTATATTTTACAAATTAATATAATGACGGGATTATTTGAAAAATATCAAAATCAGTTATTTAATAAAAAAGAAAAATTAGAAAATAAAGATTTAATATTACTTCAAAGATATGAAAAGGAAGAAAGAGAATTAGAAAGAGAAATAAATATAAGAAATTTAACCCGTGATAAATTAAATGAGAAATTACAAACAATAGAAGATATTGAAAGTAATGAATATAAAAATTTAAATTATAAAATTAATCTATTAAATAATGAAATAAATAAATTAAGAAAAGAATTAAATATAAAACGAGATTTAATTGAAAATATTTATAAACAAAACAACAATATTGTTATGGAAGAAAGATTAAATTTTTTTGAATTAATTTCTTTAAATATTTTTAAAGGTAAAATTAAAGCTAATTGGTTGCAAATTATTCAAGTATTTTTTCCGGCTTTGATTTTTAATTTAATCAGCTCTGCAAGTATGGGATTATTATTATTTTTGAAAAAGGAAGATTAAAAATTAACGGAAAATCCTAACTTTAAAGCCCCCCCAATTTCTTTATAAATTTTTAAAGCCCCTCCAAAATCAAAACTAATATAATTTTTAAATAAAAAAGTTTTAAAATCCGCTCCCACATAACAATCAACATTAATAGTTTTATCAATACCAATTAAAATATAAAAATCAAAACCAAATCTTTTATAAGATTTTTTTAAATCATTTATTATTTTTTCTTGCTCTGTATAAATATCATCTTTTGCTTTACTTATATTTTTATATTTTTCTAAATCATTTTCGGCAGAAATTAAATCGGCTCTTTCCGCTTTTAATATTTCCCAGATTTCTTCTTTACTTAAATTTAAAAATTCTTTTGTTGGTTTATCAGGTAATTGTTTTAAATCAGTACTATATGCCAAGCTTTTTATTACGAGCAGAAATATTAATATGCCTATTAACTTTATTTTTTTCAATTTCTTGCTCCTGTTTTTTTAGATCATTCATTTTATCATTATATTCTTTTTGTTTTTTTTCTATATTTTTTATAAATTTATCAGGATTTAATATTTTTAATGTTAATAAACCAGCTAATAAAAATAAAACAATATAAAAAATAAAATTAATAATTATTAAATTTTTTTTAAAAAAAATATAAATTTTATTTATCATTTTTTAATCCCTTTAATTTTTTCTTTTTATTATTTAAATATAAATTAATTATATCTAAAATTTTAAATATATATTTTAAAAAATAATCATAACACAAGATTGATAAAGCATAACTAAATAAAAAAATTAATAAAATATATAATCCTGTAAAATACCATTTATTTAATCCATCAAAAATTATAATTACAATTATTGTAATTATTAAATTAAAAATCCCATTTATTATAAATAAAAAATTTTTAGATAATTCTGTTTTTAAAAAAATAGTATTATCTGCTTTTTTAATTGCTTGTACTATTATACAACTAATAAAAGCTATTATAATTGATAAAAAAAATAAACCTTGTAAATTAGTCCATAATTTTGTTTGTAAAAAACTAAAATAACTTAAAACTTTATTTTCCATTTTATTTCTCCTTTAAAACTTTTATTCCTATTTCTAAAGCTATTTGATACTCTAATTTAGCACCTTTTGAATTTTCCCAATCTTTTAACATATATATAAAATCACATTTTAATAATTCTTGTAAATCATATTTTAAATATTCTTCTCTGGAAATTTCATTTATTTTTTTATGTTTTTTTCTCATTAATTTATAAGTTAATCTTGCTGGATTTATTACTTTAAAATTTAATTTTTTTAAATATTTTTCTATTTCAAAAAATTTATCAAAATTATAATTTTTAATTCCAGTCATTTGTCCACTTAAATATATTTTTTTCTTCATATTATTTAATCCAATAAATCATTAAATTCTAACCATCCTTTTTCAACTAATGCTAAAGCAACATATCCAAATACATCAGCTAAATCATTTTTTTTTATTTCTTTTGAATTTTTTATTCTTGAAAGTTTATCATCTAATCTATTATATATTTGATTATTTGCATTTTCTTTTGAAAAAATTTGTATAGGAGATATAGCAGAATCTCCATATCTTTTATTTTTTTCTTTTAAAAATTTTTTAAAATTATCAAATAATAAATCAATTTTATCTTGCGTATTTATATTTTTAAAATCAATCATATCTCATCTCCTTTATGCTTTCTAAACTTGCTAAAATTTGATTTTCATGGTTAGATAAATCAATTTTTAACATCATACAACCATTTGTATTAGTATTATAAAAATTTTCTTCTTGCCAATTTAATTTGTAACAAGAATTATTTATAGTCATTAGTTCATTCTGATTTATAATATTTGATTTAAAACTTCTTTCATATCCGGCAGTTATAACTCCCATTTGATTTATTGTTATTATATCCCCATCCCGATTAACAGTTTCATAATGCAAAGTATCATCTATAATTTGTGTATGTTTATGACCAAGCCAGTATAAATGTGCTTGAGTAGTCATAGCTAATCTTTGTATATCAATTATACCTTTTGTTATAGGGCTATTTCCACCTTTGCCATGATGAGAAAAAATAATATATCGTCTAACTCCACAAGTACTATTTTTATCAGGTTTAAAAAATTTTAAAGTAATAAATCCTTTATAATCTCCGCAAACAATTCTTTGCAATTTTTTATTTCTAATTTGATTTAAAGCCCATACTATCATATATACTGGATCAAGACTATTATATTTAATCATAGATACTTCATGGTTGCCTTGTCCTATATAATCAATGTAATTTGCATAAGGTTTTAGAAAATTAACTATATAGTCAATTTCTTCATTTAAACTTGCATCAATTTTTTGTGCATCTTTTGATTTAACATATCTTTTTTTATCATTTTTAGTTATAAAATTCCCTATATCGCCCCTGATAAAAATTCTACAATTGTTTTTTACTAAATAATCTAAATGATTTTTTAGCAATTTTTCATTGCAAGTAATTTCATTGATATGTAAATCTGACATTAAACCAAAATTAAATTTTTTTTGTTTACTATAATCTATATCTAATATAAAACTATCGATATAATTACCCTCACTTTTATTTTAATATATTTTTTTTAATTTTTAAAAGTATTATTTTATTAAATGATTTACAAAATAAAATAAATAAGTTAACCACATCCAAATTAAAAAATGCCAAAAATCAATTAACCCTAAAAAATTTAATGGTATTTCAAAATTAAATATTTTTATTTTAGAATTAGAATAATTCCAAAATCTTTTTATTTTTAAAATATAAAATAAAAAATATCCCATTCCTAGTTCAACCCCAGTAATAATTATACTACCTAAAATACAAGCTATTATAATATGATATATATTAGTCATATTAAATGGAATTAAAAATAATATAAATAAAAGTAATCCACAAATTCCACCTGATATAAAATGCCATTGACTTGCAGAATTACTCGGTCTAAATTGTAATTTTTCTTTTAATTTTTTTTTCTTATCTGGTAAATCTGTCTCAAACCAATTAAACCAATTTTCTAAATATAAATAAAGTAATCCATAAAAAATAAATATCAATAGTATTTTCATTTTTTAATCCTCCTTAAAAGTTATTTTAATAATATCTAAAATTGTAGTAGGTATTTTAATTTTAGCATCATAACTATCAATATAAGTTTTATCTTTATCAATAATTAAACTATAATGTCCTGTATTTCCAAAAGGAGTTTTTATTATATAAAAATCATTTTTTGATTTTATATCTATAATTCCAATATATTTATTAGTTTCAGATTGTATTCCTAAAATCCAATTAACAATAGTAGGTATTTGATAACTTTCTTTACCAAAACAATCTTTTTTTGTTTTTTCTAAATCACCTTGATTTTTTTCTAAAAAAAATAAATAATTATATCCTTTATGTTTTATAATTAAATCATTTAATTGTTTTATTGTTAAAAATTTTTTATTTTTATTAAATAAATTATATGCATTTAATTTTGCACATAACAAACAACCATATTCTTCAATATAATCAGGGTCTAATTCATTTTTTAATGAACCATCTCTATTAAATTTTTTTTGCCATGGGGGACTTGTCATAATTTCTTTTGCATATAAAGGGTCTGTTTGATAAGCAATATCAATTCCGTATAGTTTCATATTTATTCCTTTTATTATATTTAAAATTATTATTATTTAATTTCTCAAAAAAATTATAATTACAATTATAACAAATATAATAAATTAAATTGTCTTTTTTATCAATTTTATAATCTAAAATTTCATCACATTTAGGACAAATTTTATTCATAATAATCCTTATTTTTTTAAAAGTAAATATAAAATAATTCCTACTAAAACACTACTCGTTACATTTGTAAATATAATCAATAATGTTTTCGATAATTGTAATTTATTCTCATTAATCATTTTCTTTTTAAAATTTTTTTTATCTTTTCTTTCTTCAATAATTTCTTTTACAATATCATATTCATCTTCTGTACAATGAGAATTTTTTAAATTATCTAATTCGTTTATAAAATTATTTTCAATCAATTTCCTTTCAGATTCTGCCCTTATAAATGTTTCAAATTGTGTACGTATTTCATTTGATAATTCTTTTGATATACTTTCAAATTTTAAATCTAAATTATCCACTTTTTTTATAACATTTATAACATCATTTTTAATCAAATTAACAGTAGTATCAAGTGTGTTTTTTATACTATTTATTAAAAGCAACATTTCATCTTTTGATTGTTTTTTTGTTTCTTTTACTATTTTATCAATATCATAAATTGTTTCTTTTTTTATTTTTTTATTCATTATTATAATCCTATCAATTTTTTAATATTTTCTGAAATTTCAGGCTGATTAATTTCTAAATTTCCTTTTGCAATTTCTGATACATAATCACCCCATTTTTTTATATCAGCATCCTCAAATATTACATTTTCAGGTTTTGCACCTTTTGATTTTGAAATTTCCTGAAATGTCATAGCATCCATTAATGGTTTTAATTTATTTAAAATTTCTTGTTGTGTTTTTAATTTTTCTTCATTTTCAAAATCTTCTTTTGTTTTTAAAACTAATTCATTATTTATTATTTTGTAATCATATTTAGTAAAGACTTTTATAATGTTATCTTTAGAATTCATTTCAGATACTTTTATAATACCCGCATTTTGCATTTCAATATAACCTTCTCCATTATTAATTTTTTCTTGTATTAAATTTAAATCATTCATTTTTTTACTCCTTTCTTATTACATGTTAGCATGAAAAATCTAAAATCATTTTAAAATATGCATCTTGTGTTGTTACAGAATAAAAGCCTAAATCCGACGGATTCGAAAAACAAACACCACCCACACCACAATAAAATCCAGCTTCTAAATTAGAAATTGAATAATAATTTGATATATAACTAGCAACAGTTGGGTTATATCCAAATGTAAACAGATATCTAGTATTAGCTATTGTTTTATCATCTGAATATATAAGCTCACGTTTTATTAAATCTTGACTAATATTAAAATTATGATAAAAAATAGTTTCTTTATTTTTTGAGCTCCCACTAGTTTCATTAACATCAATTGTTTGTCCGTTTGATGCTGTTAATTTTCTGTTATTAGTAAAATATGTAAAATCTGACGAGGCGTTATATAAATAAAGAATGCCTGTTTGGCCCGCTCCACCGCTGTCATGCGACACAACAGCAGTAAATCCTGATATTTCTTCTATAATTACCATTCCTGTCCAATCTGTATTTTTTGTTGAAGTGCCAGATCCATTATCATACGTTACAGCAAATCCTAATTTCCTACTAGTCCAATCTGAATTATTAATAAAATTAGTATCAAAAAGATTACTCCCTCTAAGCGTCCAATCTACACCATTATTTGACACTCTGTAATGACTACCTGCTTGATACAATTTTACTGTTTCTATTCTATTACCTTTGAAATTTAATTTTTCTGTACCTTCTCCGTCTATTTCAACTAAACCAAACCCACTTGCAAATTCTATATCATACCATTTTCCGACGTTATCCGCCATTGTCGGTAATGTAATTACAATTTTACCTTTTTGAGTGCTTGAATTCGGATATACAAGAAATTTCGTACCAGACGGAATATCGTCTGTAATTGTATAATTAGCATTAACAGTTATTATATTCTGTGTTGCTTTTGATAAGCAAAGCCAGTCATTACTTGAACTTGTTCCTATTGCAAAATAATATTGATCTCCAGTTGTATCTATAAAATATTGTCCTATAAAATTAGGCGTAATTGTTGGGGCAGTTGTTCCTGTAATTATTGTATTTAAAAATTTTCTTTTTACCCAAGAAGAACCATTCCAAATAAAAGTTATTTCCATATCTGGATATAATATTTCAGAATTAGGTAATCCAATTACATTTGCTATAGAACCACTTGAATTTATAATTGTAATTTCTTGAGCATTTCCATAAGTTCCCGGAAATGTTAAAGTACAATTTGTTGCAATTGAACAGATTAAAAGCTGTTTTCTTATAGTCGATGAAATTGTGTATGAAGCCCCTGTTACGATTACTACTGTCGGACTATAACTTGATAAATTCATAGTGTATTCTGCAATTTTACTTTCCGTTACTGATTTATCAGTAGTACCTTGTCGAGTATGAATTATATCATCTCCGTTAATCGTAGTAACAACTGGTAAATCGCTTAATGTTCTATTACTTGCCATATTTTTACTCCTTTTTTATGTTATAATTAAAAACCCTCCATCATCTAATTCCATAAAATCATTAGCATCTAAAATTAAATTATATGCTAATAATAAATCTACGCCTGAAGGTAAAACTGAATATAATAAATTTTCTGAAATATCATCAGCTTCCCAAATTTCTAAAATATTTTCATCATCTAATTCTAAAAATTCTCCATCATCTAATTCCATATTATATTCATTATATAAACCAATATCACCATTTTGCCATAATTGAATTTTGGCAGGATATATAAAATTTAATTGTATTTGTGTAGCATTATATAATTTTTCAACTGTTTTTATAATTGCTTCAGGTGTCCCAGAGCCGAAATTTATTTCTGCTTTTATTTTTAATAAAGTTTTATAACTTTCATCATTTCTACCATTTCTTGAAAGTCCTATAATTTTCCCAATTATATCTAAAATAATACCAAAACCATTATTAATATTAAAATAATACATCATTTCAAAAATAGCATCTTCAATTTTATTACATTCATCTGCAAAAGTTTTTTGCCATAATACAAATTTTTCTTTATCTTTATATTGTTGAATAAGTAAATCTGTAAAATCTTTATAATCTGTTATTTTTTCTAATGCTTTCATAATTTCCTTTTATGGTAATGTTGTTACTTTAATTCTATCTGTTGAAAATACAGCTAATTGTCTATCTGTTATTGTGATATTAATTTCTGTTTCTGTCGGTGAATATGGTAATGAAGTAGAACTATCTAATAATATATTTACTCCGTTAATTCCCGGAATTGTATATACTGGAATTGCTATTCTACCTCTAATTACATCTTTACCAACTGAAATATTCGTTGAAATCAAACTCCATTTTACAATAGCTTCTTTAATTAAATCATCGCCGTTTGCTGGATAATTTTCTTCTATATTAAAATTTCTTTGTACTTCTACAAAAATATAAACAGGTTCAGGTCTGGAAAAATAAATTGTTTGTGTATGTCCTTGACTATCCTTTATTATTTCAAATTCATTACCAAAAGGTTGAATTCCTGCAGGCATTTTATTCCAAATTTCTAAAGCAATATCTCTATTAGTCCCACCTTCTACAATAACTTCAAAACTATGAGGCGGACGACCTTCTCCATCAATTACATCTCCTCTATTACTAAATACTTGACAACTAGAAACAGATGCTACATTATTAAGAATTGCAGAACGTATACTTTCGTCTGTTGCATTACCTGAGATAATTGATTGTTCTCTTCTTATTCTAAAATCTTCATCACTTTCAATTTTTCTGCCAGTTACTCCAGCAGTGAAATTATTTAATGAATCCCATCCAGTTACAGGGGTTACTATTTCCGTTAAACTATTGACAGGTAATATATTTACTCCAATTGTATCACAAGTAAAATCCCCAGCACTTGCTATATTAATTATTTTTAAATCCCCAATTATATCAAAATTAAAATCTATTATTAAATCTATTAAACTTAATTGTTTATTTATTACATTTATTGTACCTGTCCAATTTCCTGCTTCAATTAAATTTTTTAATCCATTTAAAATATCATCTTCATCATCCCCAATTTCAGCAACATAACTATATGTTGTTGAATTTATTATAATTGAATATGTATTACTTTCTATTACATCAGTAACTTCTATTTTTCCAAATCTTGCTGATGTTTTTGAAATAATAACCGTTTTATCTAATACATAATTAACTATATCACTAGGTTTTTTTGCTTTTTTTCCAGCTAAAATTATTGTACCTTCATCTCCATATAATAAAACATTTTGTACAGTGGTATATGTTGCTTTTAATCTTTCTATTGCATTTTCAACTGCTATATTATCAAGACACACCCCAGTAGCTTGATCTGGATTTCTACAAGTCCATAACTCTTCTAATGCATCCCATATTTCAGATAACATTTTAGTCTTCATACCAATATCTTGTCCAAATGCTCCATCTGGATCAAGATCAATATCATTGCCGAAGATAGTTTGATATTGGGCTTCTAAACTTGCTTTTATATCTGAACTTGTTCTTTTAATAAAACCATCATCTGTTATATATACACCTGCCATATTTATAACTCCAATTCATTAATTACTATTACTGAACCATCATAAATTTTTACTTCTAAATTTATAGAAAATGTTCTTAATGATACATCATAATTAGTTTCAAATTTTATTATTTCAATTACTTCTTCTATACTTCTAATTTCTCTTATAAAAATTGTATTTATTAAATTTATATCAGGATTTTTTTTAAATATAGTTTCAAAATAAGGAATACCTAAATCAGTATTTAAAAACCATTCACCTTTTAAAAATCTTAATTTATTCTCTATTTTTTGACTTATATACTCTTGCAAAGTAGTTGTAAATCTAAGATTTTTATTAGCATCTATTTCTATATCTTTTGTTATTTCATTTTGATATAAATTTTTTTTCATTTATTCCCCTTTTATTTTTGTACTTTTAAAATTATTTATTTGACCATTAAAAATAGAAAATGCCGCTTTAATAGTTTCAATACCTGCCGCATTTTGAGCAGTAGTACCACTCGTAGCTGTTGCAATTGTAGAACATAATGTTAATAATGCATTTGCTAAAGTGTCTCCTTTTATAAAACTTTCTGAAGCACCTAGTAAATTTAAACCAGTAGATAATGTTTCAAATATATTATTATTTAAATCTGTTAATTTAATTCCTGTATTTTTTGTTTCTATAATATTATTATTTTTGTCCTTTAAAATAATTTCATTTGTATTATCTTTAATTTGTATTTTACTATCTTGAAATTGTATCCAAAAATCAGTATTATTTTCTGGAGCATCTGGTAAATTTTTAAATGACCAAAGTCCTGGAATACATATACAATCTGAAAAATCAAATCTATTTAAGTCATCTGCTTCTAAAGCATTATTTGTTGCATTTAATAAAAAATTTCCAATTGAGCTTTCCGAAAATAATAATAAACAACCATCATTTTTATTTAGTGGAAATAACATATTAAAATTTTTTGTTGAAGGAAATATAACAGGTACATTTTTAATCGGAGGAATTTCTAATATTTTATTTTTAGAATTTCTTATCTTTACCATAACTTTTACTTCTGCTTTCCTTTTTGTATGTCCTTCATAATTTATAATTTGTCCCGGAAGACAAGTATGTATATCATCTAATTTTGAAGATAACCAAAAATTAAAAACTTCAACTGTATTTTCTTGTTTCATTCTACAATTTCCGCCTTAACATTAAATTCACCGCCAAAATTATCGCCTGTAAATGTTACTTTTTCGACTATAAATAAACCATTTACATTTTTTGATTTTAAATTAATCAAAACATTCGGTTTAATTTTACTATTCATTAAACAAGTAAATGAATATCTTTTTTTTCCGTCTTCATTACTTTCTGTAATTTTTTCAACCGAACCTATCAATCCGTTTTCTTGTGAAATTGATATTACACCAAATTTACTTTCTTGTTTACCTAATTTATAAATAACCATTTCATTACTATCAAAATACAAACCGACATTATTCACTTTTAAAATATTTTCAATATTTTTAATTATATTTTTTAAATTACCCGTAAATATTTTTGCATTATTCATAAAAATTTGACTTGCATTTTCTATACCTGAAATAGTAATATTAAGCATTGAAGCTATATCATTTAATACCATTGTTACAGGTATACCTTCTTTATATCCAAAATTCGGGGTTTCATTTAAAATATTTCTATCATTTGCCCCATAATCATAACAAATTAAATCAGTTTGCCATTCTGTTCCATTTTTTTTACTAGCACTTTCAAAAATAAATCCTGAAAATATCCTACCTGATCCTTCATCTTCATAACCGCATTCTAATATTACATTATTATCTTTTTGTAATATTTTATCTCTAGTAGATTTTTGAGCATTATAAATTGTAATTTTAGCAGTATTATCAGTTAATTTATAACTCCTTTCAATTTGAAAAGAAATATTTAAATCTGAAATAAGTAATCCTAAACCAGTATTATCTCCAATTGTGAGATTACAGACTCTTTTTTCTGCCATTTATATTAACTCCTTTTCAATTTTCCATTTATTTAATTCTTCTTGAGTAATATAAAATAATGCCCAATTAATTCCTAAACTATCATAATTCAAATCTATATCATTTATTTCATCTGAAATTTTTAAACAAATTAAATCACCTTGTATTTCAGGAAATAATGCTTTATGTCTCCATAATAGTGGAAAATCTTTTACTAATTTTATACCATTTAATTTATAATTTGTTGTTGCTAAATTTAAAAACCAGCTTTCTACTCTTGTATTCCAAGTAAATCTAATTTCTAAATTATATCCTTCTAAATCTATATTATAAACAAAATTAGCTCCGTCACTTTGAAAATTCGGTAATTGTATCATTTTTTTGTCCCTTGATGTTTTCCATAATTTTTTAATTTAGTATCTAATTTTACATTATTTACAACTATATCTAATTTAACTTCTTTCAATTTTACTTTATTAAATTCTTGAAAACTAAAATCAGCAATTAAACTTTCTCCACTTCCAGAATCTCTTGATACTGAAATATTTGTAATTGCTACTTGTTCATATACTTGTAATACTGTATATATATCTACTAATTCCCTTTTTTTCCATAATTCCCTTAAAGTATCATAAGCAATTTGTGCTTTATTTTCCATTATCATTTCATCATAAATTGAAAAATTAGAAATAAAACCAGTTACTTGTCCTGTCTCTAAATCATTTTGAATATGATCTGATATATCAGACCCATCTTCTACATTATACCGAGTAACATTATTATTAAAACTATGATTTTCGGAAAGTATTAAATCAAAGGTAATAATTCCGACTCCGTAATTTCTATTTTTATAAAATAATACTGCCATTATAATCCACCAGCATCTATTATCAATTTTTTTAATTCTAAATTAAATATACTACCAGCACTTTGCTGTAAAGATTGTTTTAAAGCTCCTGTATTACCAACACCATTAATATTTATGTTATTTTGCATATTTATATTATTTGTTCGTTTATTATCATTTACTATTTTTTCATTTCCTAGTTTATTTTGCATATCAATTTTATCAATCATTTTTAAATGCATACCGGGAAGTAAATTTATTTTTTCAATTAAAAAATTAATACCATCAATTATTTTATTTATTATTTTATTAAAAATATCTGACACAGATTTAAAAATATTTTTAAATACATCTTCAATCCCATTAAATTTTTCAATTATCCAATCTACACCCTTACCAATAATATCATTAAAAAAAATCGATATTCTATCTATAATTTCATTTATAACCCCTAAAATTTTATTTAAAACAAAAAATATAGGAGTAAATACTATACTTAATATTTTAATGATAGGTTGTAATATTGCTAACATTATTTTTAATTTCATAATTGCAGGATTTAAAAAAGATTTAATTATTAAAATTAAAATTTGAAAAACAAAATTTAATGCAGGTTCTAATATAATAAATAAATCTGTTAAAATATTTATATCATTTAAAATTGGTATTAACATATTTATTAAAGTATTTATGAATGGTATTATACTGCCATTTAAAACTTTAGCAATTAAACTTATTAAATTTGATACTATTTTTAATACTGGATTTAATAATTTAAAAATAGGCTTTAATAAATTTAAAACAGTATCAAATAATGGGGTTAAACTTTGTGTTAAATTATTTATAACTCCTATAAAATCTTTTTGTAAAATTTTTATCATATCTGTTAATTTAGTAACAAATTTATTTACTATCGGGATTAAAGCATTACCTAGAATATTACCTAACCCTTGAAATGCTGATTGCATTCTTGTTATATTATCATTTAACATTTCAGATGAATCTAATACTTCATTAGATACTATTAAACCTAAATCTCTTGCTTCTTTTGCAAAATCTTTTAAAGCATCCGAACCTTGCCCGAGTAATTGTGTCATTCTAATACCAGAACGTCCGAATATATCCGTAGAAATTTTTGCTCTTAATGCTGGGTCTTCAATACCTTTTAATTTGTCTGCCATTTCTAATAATATAGAATTGGAATCTTTCATTTGTCCTTGCGAATTTGTTAATTCTATATTTAAAATTTTTAATGAATCTGCCATCTGTCCTTTACCAGTAGATGCCGCATCATATAAATTTTTAGAAAAGAATTTTAAACTTGTCGATAATTCATCTGTATTTATACCAGCTAATTCTGCACTATAACGCCATTCTTGTAATTGTTCTCCTGATATTCCTAAATCTCTTGAAGTTTTTGCAATTTCATCATTTGTTTTTACTATACTTTCCGTAAATTTATAAATTCCAGTAACTGCTCCTGCTATTGCTCCAGCAAATCCAAGAACAGCAAGCCCGACTGATTTCATGTTAAATTTTAAATTATTAATTTTTTTATCTACATTTTGAAGTTTATTTTCACCAGAAACAGAAAAATTTATTTTATTTAAAAGCTCTCGAACAATAATTTTATTTTCCTCCTTCTTTTTTACGAGGATTTTTATACCAGCCTAATTGTTTTCTTGTTTTTACTTACTATATAAATTTTATTATTAAGTATATTTGTCGTTTTATAAATATAACCATAAATTATTTATTTTTTCTTAACCTCTCAAGCTCTTGTTCTTGTAATTCATTATCTGCTTTTTGTATATCATCATTCATATCAGTTATAGCATTAAATTTCTGTAAATCCTCAAAACTCAATCTATCTTCAAAAATTAAAAAGTTTGAATTAACTTTAACAGCACGCCAAAATTCAAACTCCTCTAAAATACTATCATCTAACTTACCCAATTCTCCAAATCTCGCTAATTTATTTTTTAACCTTTGTTCGTTTGATTGAATAAGCCAGTTATATTTATACCGCTCCCACCCACCAACTCGAAAAAACCAAATTTATTAACTCGCATAATTTCAATAAGTAATTTATATACTGTCATATTTTTACCAATAAACACTTTATCAAAATTATTCATATCAGCTAATATTAAAGTTAATTTTTTACCAGACTCACCTGATATTTCTACCGTAGTATTTTCTACCATTTCAATAATAAATTGCTCCAATGCTTCTTCCGAAATATTCATTAAAACTTCTTGAATACATTTAGCTATTTTTGATAAATCAATATCACTATCTAAACTTTTAATCCCCTCTAAAATATTAAGCATTGGAGCTATATAAGTAAGTGTTTTCTTCTCTAATTTTATACATTTCCTTGCGGGAAATTGATTAATATAAAATTTTAATCCATCAATTATTTTGGTTTCAGTTTTCAATTCCATTTTTTATATCCTTTTTATTTTTTATAAATCTTCAATAATTTCTTTTTTTAATTTTTCATTTTTATCAAATTCTTTTATTATTCTTTTTTTAATAATAGGAAAATCAAATTTAAAATTATTTTCTTCTAAAAAATCAATTTTAGTTTTATTATTATTACAATATTTACAACAATCATTATTTCCTCTAATTGCTGGTAAAGCACAATTACAAATTTGTATTTATATTTCTCCTTAATTTTATAAATTTGAACCTATATTAATTTTACAATTCGGTGCTCTAAAATTCCAAGCTCTAGTCCCCACACTATTACCAAAATTAGAATCAGCATAACCTTTTATATAAGCTTGTCCACTTTCTAATATAGATGTACCATTTAAATCCTTTATCAATAAAGGACCTTTGCCTGTATTATTTAATTTATCTTGTAAATGTTTAGCAGAAAATAAATCATTAGTCGGGGATGTTTGACTAACTGTTATAACAACATCCGCTCCAGTTATATTTTTATTATTTCTATCTTCTGAACCATCTGCTCCTGTGGTAGCTTCAAAATTTTCTGATAATCCTGAAATTGTTACAAAATCACCAGCTTGAAAATTAGTAACAATTATACCCGCAAAAGTTATTACTAACATCTTTGCATCATAAGTCCTCACAACTCCATCATTCATATATTTATACCTCCTATCATTTTAAACTGTTACTACACCCGAAATCTTTATATATCTAATTGAACCCGATAAAATTGCTTGAAATGTTACATCTGGTAATATTCTATTAATTTTATCTTGACTTGATATATCTGCAAGTAAAGGTACAGATACTATATAACCAACATCATTACCATTTGCATCTGTTAAACCACTATTTGCAATAATACCTTTTCTTTGCGCTGTTTCTAAACATTGTTTAAGTAAACCTTCAATTATAGCAATTCCTTCATTTGTATATGGAGGTATGCCTTTTGTTAACTCTTCAAAAATAGTTTCTTGAATTAAAGCTTCTAACCAATCGACGCCTTGAATTACATCTATATGTTCCCCTGAAACAACATCCCCCCTTTCTGTAGAAGGTACTCCTGCAGTTGTTGTATATATTGCGCAATTTTTTCCTAGTGCAAATGTTCTTTGTGCACTTGTCAAATTATATGCTGTTATTCCTGATAATTTTTTTAAATACCAATCTTCAACTCCAGGTTCATATTTACCTAACATTTTACCAATCCATGCTTCGCATAAAAATTGATCTGAAGTTATTAAATCAGGATGATAAGCAATTGCAGTTCTATCATAGCTTAAAGCTTTTAATTGATAAGCTAAATCAGTCGTATTAGAAGTTATAATATTAGGATCATTATCAGTATGAAAAAAGATCTTTCTTTGTGTTTCTGCCCATGCAGCAACTTCTAAAACATCATCTTGTTCCGTATAACTTATTGTTGCTGTTGGTTGATTACTACCTCCTGTTGTAACAAAAGAAGCGGAAATAACATCTCCACTTTCTAATTCAATAGTCATCGTTCTATATGGGTCAGCTCCTATTGTTACTATTATATCTGTTAATCCTGATTGAGCTTCTATTTCAGCTTTTAATGCTTGCATCATTTCTAATTGAGTTGTAGCAAATACCACTGCATTGCAAGTTATTCCGTTAATTGTAGCTACACAACTATTGGAAGCTTCAAAATTAATATCAAAAGTAACTATAGCTTTCCCTGTCGGATTAATTGTAAAAGCATACCAATCATTAGTCTGCTTTTGGATTTCTGTTAATGCATTAGTCCAAGTTTCTACTGCCTCTGTTGCTGGTTTTTTTCTGCCAAGCATAATTTTTGCAGGTCTCGGATTTTGACTAAAAATTTTACTTGCTCTTAAATATTCTTTATCAGTAGTTAACCATCCAGCGTCTAACATTTCCGTTAGATTTGCATATTCAGCATATCTATCAAAATCTGAAATAGTTTTATTTGCTGGAAATTCTGAAATAATAGCAGGGGTATTAAAACTTGCTCTTGATATAGATTGTGTTTCTCTACTAATATTTAAATTAATTATGTCTGATAATTGACTCATTTATTCCTCCTTTTATATTCTTGTTACTTCAACGGACTCAATATATCCGCTTTCATAAGTTCCTTCATCTGGGAATAAGATTATTAAATCTACATTACTTCTTAATTCCCATGTATTACCTGATAATTGCGGAATAGGATTTATACCTTCATTCCGTAATATTGAAAGTTTTGAAGATACAAAATAATTTTTTATATCAGGTCTTTCTAAACTTCCAATTAATTGTCTTAATTTATCGCCATTATCTTTAAAACCAAACTCCTCGATACTTACTGTTCCTTGCCAATGATTTACGTAATCTATAAATCCTTGTTTAATTTGATTGGGGGCTGTACCTGTAATTACTACTCTTGTTTTATTCCAAGTACTTGAATTTATTTGAATACAAGAAATAGGTTGATGTAAAACTATAAATTCTTTTTTCGGATAACTTGCCGATTGTTCTCCCCTTACAATCGGAATAAAACTTGATATATAATCACTTAATACATTTGTAGATGTTGCCCCGAGATATTCATTTACTAATGTTATTTGTGTATTTGTAAAACTCTCAATTTTAGAATAAAAGTCTAAATTATGAGATGTTACTTTTACAAATCCACCATTTTGAATTATTCCGTTTGTTATAAAATTTGTTCCAGTTATTATTTTACTTCCATTTGTAAAATTACAATTACCGATTGAAGTCGGAGTATTTAAAACATTACTTATCCAAGTTTTTAAAATAGTAAATATTTCAGTTTGTGTCATTTAATCTTTTAACTCCGCAATATATTTATTATGGTTAATTAAATTATTTTGATGTTTATCTTTACTTATCATTTCATAATCTTTTCCATCAAAAGTTATAATATCGCCTTGCTGTAAATAATTCCCATCTGTTCCTTTAACAGTTATCAATAATTCTTCATCTGTATAAACTTTTATTTTACCTTTATTACTATCCTGTCCTATATTTAAAGTTTCTAATTCTTTACTATTTAAAGGCTGACAATCTGCTAAAATAAAAGTTATACTTGAATCTGTCGGAGCTTCTATATAATTACCGCTTGCATCAAAATAACCACTAGCCTTTTTTCTTTTTAAAGGATAAGACTTTGAAAACATTATCATTTTTCACCCTTTATTCTATATTTTATTGAATTAACCATAACTGCAGTATCAATCAAAGGTTTACTTGAACCTTTTTTTGCAATTGTTTTTTCACTTAATTTTTCAAAATTTCCTTCTTTTATCATTCTTTTAATTTGTCCTTCATGTTTAACTCCAATTTTATCAAGCATTGTTTTTATATTTTGTTGCCCTTTTAATACTTTGTCATATTCATTTTTTTTAAATTCCTCTATATCCTGTAAATTTTCATCCCAAGCTTTACTCATAAATTTTCTTCGAGGTATTCTACTACCTTGTTCAAAAGGTACTCCATATTCATGTACAGCACCTCTAAAAGCAACATTATTTTCAGGACTATCACCTTCTCCGAATAATCCGATTTGTATTTCTATATTTTTCAAAGAGCCTAATTGTTCTTTTATTCTATTCCAGCCTAAATCTTTATCGACAATCATTTTATTGTGCTCGTAATTGTAATTTTACCGTCCCACTTGTCCATGCAGTTACATTTAATCTTATTGCCGAAACAGTATCAAATTTTTCAAAAGTATTAACACTCTTTGCACCTGCAACTGAATCATTTGCTATTGCTGTGCCTGCTATAATATTTACTAATGGTGAACATGTATATTGAACTTTTGCTGTTGCTGTCCCTGTAAAAACTAACTGGGTAGAAATTGCTTTTATATTATTCGGAATTATAATCCAATTTCCAATTGCTATAGCATTTAAAACATCTTCATATTCAAATGCTTTATTTGTTTTATTTTTATCGTAAATATCTATATTTACTGCTTTCATATAATTTACTGCCATAATATTTCCTCTATTTTGACATACTCCCCATGCCTAAAGGCAGGGGATTCTGGTATCATCAAAACTAGCCCACATCCGCAGGTCTTACAGTTTCTACTCCGAGAGTTGATGTCCCAACTCTATGAATATTAATTGCTGCGTTTAAGTCTCTATCATGGATTACTCCACATTCAGGACTAAAATAATTTAATTAAAAGCTCTTAATTAAATTAAGAGCCTGAAATTAAATCAGTTTTTGCTTTTATAGCTTTTAATAAAGCAATAACTGAATTACCTGCAACTGTATCTATTTTATTACCTAGAACATCAGCAATTGTATTATTATCTGTACTATCAGCTGTAGGAACTACAAACATATCTTCAATTCCAGAAATTAAATTTGCTATTTCTGATTGATCCGCTGGATCAATGGGTAAATTATCAATTTTATTTTTTAACTGTTGTAATAATATTGTTTTACTATCTCTAATTGACATAATATCCTCCTTTTTATTTAAGAATTTCCACAAATAAACGGATAAATTATATTTGCATTTTCACAAGTATTGCTAATTCTTGGAATTGTGCTTTTTATTAAATTAAGTAATTCCTTTCCATATCCAGTCATTTGTAAAAAACTATCTTCATTACCATTAACTATATTTGCAAAACTAATTGAACTATCCCCCTCTGATTTATTCGCAATTGAACCAGCCCCACCTAAACTATTTTGGTTATTGTCAACTGTATACAAATGCATAGCATATAAAGAAATTGCTTGATTTGTTTTATTCCCAAAATAAACACTATCAATATGTTCTTCTGCTAAACTTATATAAACAGCTTTATTAACATTTGCATATAAACTAGGACATCTTGTTTGTATTATCTGTTCAATTGTATAATTCATTTTTTATTTTCCTGAATTTTTTAAATGACTTTTAGGATGACCTATTGTCTCATCTGTTTTTGCATTTCTTATTTCATCAATTCTTTTATTAATTTTATAATCTGTTGCTTCATCACTATCAATTTTAAATAATTCTAAACTTCTAATATCAAAAGTTTCTTTTAAAATATTTTCTTTATCCATAACAGATAAATCTTTAAAAGATTTTTCATTAACTTCTTCAATTCTTTTTTCTTCAATATCAAATGCAATACTTTTATGTTTTTTACACTCTTCCCAATATTCTTTTGGGATATAATTTATACCAGAAATTAAATATAAAATATTTGCTTTAAATTTTTTATATTTACTATCGCCATTTAATTTTACATACTCTTTTAATATTTTTTCCTTTCCTTTTATAATAGGCAATACTTTCACCCTCTCATCATTAAATTTTATTAAAGTCAATTCCATTTTAGATTTCTCCTTTTTTATTTTTATAAAATAAGTGAGTAATATAAAATATTACTCACTTTAAATTTATTTAATTTATATATTATCACAATAAGCAACTGATAATGGATAATATAAAAGTACCCCTGCAGTTTTTTGTTCAGCGACAACTTCAAACTCTAAACCTTTTTGTTGAGGAGCTTCTTCTCTATAAAACTTAGGTATCTCTACTCTTATATAAGAAGGATCTTTTTTATAAACCATTGCTCTATCAGAACCACCTGCACCTGCTCCATTTAATTCAACTAACCAATCCACCATTTTAATAACGCCATTTGTTTTTAAAAAGAATGAAAGTATAGTTTCATCTGAACCATCTCCCATTCTTGTAGTAGAAATTAATCTATATTGTTCAATAGGTAATATCATTGTATCTGGAGCTTCTACTCCATTTGTAGTATTTATAACAGTAGTAACAAGTGCATTCATATCTGCTATAATTTCATCAGGTGTTTTTGTTGACCATTCAGTATCTCCACCTATACCATTCGGAGTAGTATATTCAGTAATTCCGGGATAATTTATAAATCCTTGAATACCAAAATCATTGTCTCCGTTCCAAATTATATCATCCTGTAATTCATCAATTGCCCTTTTACAAGACAAAGCTCTTTCTTTATCTAAAGATAAACCTGTTGCAGAGCTTTGCATAATTTCATCTTTTGAATACCCAAAAGATGAACCTATGCCTTTTACTTTAATCGTAAATTCCTCTCTATAAACATCAGCTCTCGGAAAATCATGTGCATAATCTGCTATAACTTTTGCTCTACCGACTCTTGTTAATCTTCGATAAGTAATTGAACTTGCCCATTCTGGTGCTTCATTACTTACTGGAATAAGTAATGTTCCTTTAAGATTTTTCTGTTTTATATCTTTTGACTGTCTTTGTATATATTCAAGCTCTCTCAAAAAGAAAACTGATGTATTGACATCTTTAATTAAATTTTGTGATAAATGAAAATCTGATAAATCTGTATCAGCAATCTGTATATCTTCTTTTTTTATTTCTGCTGTTTCATCTTTATTTATAAGACTTGCTAAATCTGACAATTTTATATCTTCAAATTTCATATTTTATTCCTCCTTTCCAATTTTAAGCCCATGCAATTTCTGCATTTATTTTTTTAATTCCATTTAATTCAATTACTGCAAGATAATCTGTTAATACTGCATTTGTAATTTTATTACTTCTAAATTTACAACCTATATCGTCTCCTGTAACATTAGTAAAATTACCAATACCAACTCCAGAATTATCAATATAACAAACTTCACCAGCCTGAACATTTACATTATTTATAACTCCATAGTAAAAACCCTTTTCAACAATAGATATAGGATCACCTATTTCATATCTCGCTGAAGTTGATCCATAAGTAATTTCTTTTGCTTTATGTCTTGCTAATCCTTTAAAAACTTGATCTGATTGATAAGTTATTGAACTATTAGGAATTGTTCCTAACTTCTGAGTAACTGATACAGTTATAGTTTCTCCTTTGCTCCTAACATAGAGTGTTCTATTATTACTCCCACCATAAGCTGCATCATAACCTAATGCTTTAACTGCATTGACAAGTAAATTCATAGTATTTACATGACTTGTAGCATAAGTTACAGTAGCAGACTCATTACCATTTACAGTTACAGATAAAGCATCTCCACTATCAAAATCATCTGCAAATATTACCAAAGCAGTATCCAAAAAATAATTATAAACATTATTCTCATCCCCTATATAACCAAAAACAGGTTTTCCAAAATCTATTGCTTGTTTTGCGCAACCTGATTTTAAAACTTCAGCATATTGATAATGTTCTGCTTTCATACCTGCAAAAGCTTGTTCAATATTTCCATAATTTGCCATATATTATTCCTCCTTTTTTATTATATACTTGCCGAACCTTTATAATTTAAACTTTCAGCTTTTATCTTTGCAATTAATTCATCATGCATTTCTTGTTTTGTTTTTACTTTTGGTTTATTATTAACTCCAGCAAAAATATCTTTTTTATTTTCATTTGCAATTTCATTATTTACAAAAGATTTAATAGTATCAAAACAAGCATCAATATAAACTTCATCTTTATCAGTTAAATCAAGTTTATCATTTTTTGCTTTTATGATAGCAAGTTTAATATCTTTATTAGATGTTTTTTCATCATAAGCAACTTTTAAATTATCAGCTAATTTCTGCAATTCAATTCTTGCATTAACAGCTTTTAAAATATCTTCATCTGATTTAACTAATTTAGCTTTTTCTGCTAAATCTTTTGCTTCTTTTTCAAAAGCATCCTTTTCACCTTTAGTTTTTGAAAGTTCTTTTTTCATTTCTTCTTTTTCTTTTTCAACATCTTCAAGTTTTTTAGATAAGTTTGATTTATCTAAAGATAACTGATTTATATGTTTAACCAAATCCTTATCAATGTTATATTCAACATTATCTAAAATAAATTTTACTTCATTCATTTTATCCTCCTTTTTTTGTTTGTCTATAATTTGAACAGAAAAATTTATTTGTTCATCTGTCCTAATTTCCGCTAAATCACCAGCTCTGCCTTTTTCAACTACAGCAACATGATTATAAATTATATTTCTTTGCACAGCATCATATTCATTATTACCAAAAGCATAACCCCTTTTACTAAAATCCAAATCAGCATTATATCCGCAAGATAAAGCCTTTTCAATTTTATCTTGAATACCTTTAATTGCTTCTTTATTTGTTATTGTATAATCCACTGAAACAGCATGCCCATCATGTTGAACATTTGAACCAGTAAAACCAATTATAATCCCTTGCTTTTGCAATTCTTCGATATTATCAGATGTTACGGTTTCTTTCGGATGACCTTTTGTTATAGGTATATTTTTTAATGTATCTAAACTTTCTTGTTTAAATACTTCTTCAGGGGGTCTTAATTCTCTTAATAATTTTGCATCTTGTGTCATATAATTAAAAATACCTGTATTTGTAACAATTGCTCTGCCTTTTAAAAAACCGTCTTTTGTTAATTTACATTTATCTGTTAATAATCTCGACTCATCAAACACATCAAAAAAAGATTGCTTAATTAACATATCATCAACATCAAAATTATCATTTTCTGATTTTTCAGCCTCTATAAATTTAATATTATGCTCTTCCATCCATTTTTTAGCTTCTTCAAAAGTAAATATTTCAGAATTAAATCTATAAGACTGAGCTGTCATAGTATTTTCACCTTTCAATTTTCCGAGTATAATATCAATTCCCTTTTCAATATTTTTTCTTCTAAAACTTTCCTGTTCAAACTTTGAAGGGTCTATCAATCTAAAAGCTTGCTGATTTTTAAAAGGCATTTTTACTCCATTTATAAAACAAAAAAGGCGAAAGAGATAAAAGCATTTAAGCTATTATTTCTTTCGCCTGTTAATTTAACTTAGCTAAAAATAATCTTATAATTTATTATAATATATTTTTTTAAAAATTAAAAGAAAAATATTTATTTTTTATATAATATTTTTCTGCTATCTAAAAAATCTATTATTTCACATAATTTTTTATATTTATATAATTCAATTAAAAATTTTTCATGTATTTTATTTAACTCATTATAAATTTTTTCTTTATCCATTATGATTAACTCCTTTAAAATTTTTTTTACCGTCTCTAATACGAGTTCTATTAGATACTATCATATCAATACAATCACCCGCCCTTATAATATCAATTTGAGAATATAAAGACGACTCTATTGCTTTTTTAATTTTTAACAATTCTTCATTTGTTAACTCTTCACTTACTTTTATATTTTTTTCAATCATTGTTTACCTCTTCTAATATTTCAATATATTCAGGCAGATATGTACATCTGCAATTTATATCCATTCCTGCATGTAATTCTACTCCACCTATAGAACTCCTATTTTTCCACTCATTATTTATTACTTCATCTTCAGTATCTGCATAAACAGTGGGGTCATCTAATTTACAAAATTTACCTTCCATTACTGCATGAGAAGGTCTTACTCTTTCATCTAAACTAGAATTCCAAATTACTACTTCAATCCCCACTGCTCGCATCCTTCTTTGACTATATTGTGCATTGATAGTATTGATCTGATCTCTTGCAATTAAATTACTTCTTGCTTTTGACATATTATTATTTATAGCAGTTAATTTTTTTGCGATAGATTGTTGTGTTTCCCCATTAGCAAAACCTGATAAAATAGTATCTTTAATTTTTTTTCTATATTCATTTGTTAAACCTTTTATCAATCCCACATTTCTAGTAACCCATGCTCTTATCATCGGCTCTTCCCAAGACTCTCTTAAATTTATAGTAATGCCTAATTTATTATTTAAATTTTTATTAAATTGTTTATTATTAAAAATTCCCACTTTTAAAGCTAAACCAATTAAAATATTTCTTAAAATATGACTTTCTTTTACATAAATCTGATTATCTAATTCATCAAAATCATTATCAAACTCTTCTAATTCATCATCTGGATTATCATTTATTAAACTATCTTTTTGTAAAAATTTATTCTCTTCATTCCATCTTTTTAATAAAGGTTTAATTTTATTAACTGTTAATAATATATACTGATTTATAATTTTTCTTATTTCTTTTAAATATTCTTTCTCATAAATAATTGGTATTAACCAAGATATTTTATTATTTTTTAATTTAATTTTTTTATTTTTATTTTGTAATCTTTTTTGTTGAAGCTGAAATATTAAATAATCTTTTGCGTCTGACAATTTATTTAATCCTTATAAAAAATAAATGAAAAATAAATCTATTATTTATAATTCCAATTTTAAATAAACTTCTAATAAATAATATATTTTTATATATAAATCTAATATTTAAAATATCTATATAATAAGTATAATCTTTATAATTATTAAACTTCCATTGTTCATTATCATAAACAAAATTAAAACTAAATAATTTTATAAAAAATTGAAAATAAGTATTACTCATTTTCTTCACCTTCTAAATTATTTTCTAAACTCATTTCTCTTTCTAATAATTCATTTTCTAATAATTTCATATCAAAACTATAACCATTTTCAAATCTTGATTTTCTAACTTCCTCAACATTTAAAATACCATTATCAATATAATTTTTATCAATTTCGCTTTGTATTTTTTTCAATTCCAATTCCTCTTTTTGTGTTAATTGATAAGGATTATTATAACTTACTATTGGATTTTTTACTGTTTTAATTTCTTTTGACAAATTTATATAATCAATTAAAATTTGAGTTTGTTTTTGTAAATCATTTTTTTGATGAGCTTTTATCATATCATAATAAGTAGTTAATTCCAAATCACCCTCATTATTTAATCCACCTTGCTGTTTACCGAATAATCTGGTTGCTGGTATTTCTGCTTCACCAGATAACCAATCGAAAAAAATACTTACCATTTCTTTTATTCCTGCAAAAGTTATTGAGTCTCTTTTATAATCATCTTCTGCATCCTGTATAATTGCATTTATTGTTGATTTACTCATGTCGACTGTATCGATTGCTTTTTTTATTGCTTCCCAATTACCTTCACAAATTAATTGTGCTAAACCTTTTATTTTATAAATAGATATTGTAACTTCATATAAAAGCTGATCTACATTTTCTAAAGAAGCTCCAATTTTTTTTAAAGTTTCCCATAAACCTTCAATAACAGAAGCCCCCCAATAATATCTATAACCAGTATCTAATTGAGTCGGCATTTGTATACCTTTGAATTCCAGTACTCTTGAGACATGAACATTAAAAGCACTTGCATATTTCGGGATAACTGTATAAAATTCAGGTTTGCCATAATTTTTAGAATTTATATCATCAGAAAAATGTATATTAGTAAAATAACAATCTGTTCTACTATATGTTTTTAACCAATCTACTGATTTAATATTATTTATATTTACTTCTTCAAATAATTTGCCCCCATCATTTATACCCATAATAATTATTGAACCGCCATAATGCCTTCTATACAAATCAGCTTGATTTATTTCTGATAAACCATTTAATAACTCAAATTTATCTAATAATAAATTTTCTGTATCATTTTTTATTGTTATTCCATTCTTTGTGGCATCATCTGCAACAACTTTACTTATTTTCTTTGCCATCCCATTTGACAAAAATAAACTATGTAAAATTGAATCTGTTATACAAAAATTAGTTTTATAACTTGTGTATATATTTTTTGATTGCTTCCCTCCAAGTCCAGAAATTAAATTATTCCAGCCATCTTGTATAAATTTAAATGAAGGTAATATTGTGTTAATATCTTGTTTATAATTTTGATAAGGTTGATTTGAGACTCTATATATATCTTTATTATAATTTTTTTCTGCTGTATTTATTAACTTTTCAGCATCTTGCAAATATTTTTTATCTATCATATTTATAATATAATATATTTTTTTAATTTTTTAAAGAATTATTTTTAAATATTTTACATTTCTTTCCACCTATTTTTAAACACATTTTCCGAACTTGATAATAATACTCTCCCTAAACAAGCTAAACTGTCAGGACAATCATCTGGCTCTGCTCCTTGTGTATAATCTAATATTTGTGATAAATATTCTGGATCAGTATCATTATCAAAATCAATTAAATCCCAAAAACCATTTTCTAATAAATGTGTTTGAATTTTTACATGCTTATTCATATTTTCATGGTAAGTTATAACTGGTATTCCTTTTTTCCGTAACAAATCAGCAGTAAATCCTTTATCATCATTGTCCTCTGTATAAATTACCCCAATTCTATATTTTTTCCACTGTTCATATATAAATTCTATTTTATCTTTAATATTATCACTAAATGTAAATCCTACTACACAATACCTATTATCTTTCTTTTTTTCAACAAATGTTAGAGCATTTGTATCTGTTCCAAAAAATTTCTTATCAATATGTCCTATTCCTGTCCCTGTAAATTGCCATTTATCAAATAAAATATCTTTAAAAATTGAGTCTTTATTACTTCCATGCCTTAATTCATAATTTGCTAAAAAAGTTATATTTGTTGTCAATTTTCTTTTTTTATTTATTTCATCCTGTGTCATTAAGCCAGTAGTATAACAATCAAAAACTAAAGGTTTAGGACATATTATCCAAGCATCATCGACTTTCCATGGTGTACCTGTATATACTATATATTTATCAGGGTCTAATATATTATTAGTAATTTCCTCAATATGTAATTTTGTTTTTTCTCTTTCATTTCTATAAATTTTATCCTCTAAAGTTATAAAGTCATCACAAATAATAAAATCATAATGACTACCTGTCATATCTTGATGAACTCCAAAGGCATTTATATTACCTTCAGGTGTAACTGTTGTTTTAAAATTATATGTTATTAAATTTTCTCTATCTATAATTGCTATTGGATAAAACCCATGAGCTATTTTAAATATTTCTTTTATTTCATTAGTTTTCATTAAACTTGAAATAGTTTTTAATATTTTACTTGCTTTTGTAAAATCTTTTCTTACAATAGCAATTCTTTCATCTGGCATAAATAATAATCTTATAATAGTACCTATTATTGTAATAGCTGTTGACTTATAACTCCCTCTATGACCTTGTAAACTTCTTTTTTTTTCTTTTAATAAATTATATAAAATTTCTTTTGTTAAATATTGTCGTTCAATTTGATTATTATTTAATAAATCAATAGTTTTACCTAAACTATTGAAAAAATTTAACATGTCCTCTAAATTATTATTTTGTTCAAAATAACTTAAAGGATAAAAACAATATTTAATCCAATATGAATGTAATTTTGTTAATTTTGTTTTATTAACTAAATGACCAAGTTTATGAGGATTATCTAAAATAGTTTTTAATATTTGTTTATCTATTTCGTTATGCTTTTCATTCACAATTTATTTATAATATATTTTTTTAATTTTTTAAAGAATTATTTTTTATCTCTATATAATCTGTGAACTACCGCCACTTATAGAAGTGTCGGCTTCCTGCTCAAGATAACTACTGCTATCAGTATCAACAGGCTATCCCCATAGTCCCTACGGTTCTCTATAATCATGCTATTTCTAGCATTCTTATTCCTTCATCTCTAACATTCTTTGCTGCATTATAATCTCTGTCAATAATACAACCACAGGCGTTACAGACCCATTGTCTATCTGACAATTCTAACTCATGGTTTATTTCTCCACATTCATTACAGGTTTTGGAAGAAGGATACCATTTATTGATTCTTACTATTTGACCACCTTTATCCTCTAACTTATATTTTAAGAATGTAGTAAACATACCCCATGCGTTATCACTTACACTTTTGCCTAGTTTTAAGCATTGACTCATTGCTTTCATATCTAAATCTTCAATTACTATTACATTGTATTGATTAACTAATTCTCTTGATTTCTTATGAAGAAAATCTTTACGACAATTAGCAACCTTTTCATGTAATCTGGCAACTTTGATTCTTTGTTTATTTCTGTTTTTACTTCCTTTTTGCATGAGTGATAATTTACGTTGTTCTTTTTGTAATTTCTCTAATGCTTCACGATAGAATCTAGGATATTCTGCTCTTATACCTTGACTATCAGTATATAAATTCTTCATATCCATATCTAATCCTAAAACATTTTCTTTCTTTGGTATAATAGGTTCTGTATATTGTTCAAATTCGACCAATATACTTATATAATATTTTCCAGAAGGTGCTTTTGATATTGTACAAGACTTAATTGTTTGATTATCTGGAATATGTCTATGCTCTACAATTTTTACCCATCCAATTCTAGGTAGCTTTATTTTCTTATTCTCTATTCTTATGTTTCCACCTTGATTATTTGTTGTATAAGAATTTCTGTCATGATGCTTACTCTTAAATTTAGGAAAGCCAACTGATTTATCCCTAAAGAAATTCTTATAAGCCTTATCTAAATTCATTTGAGCATTTGCAAGTGCTAAACTATCTACTTCTTTTAGCCATTCAAATTCTTTTTTATACTTTGCAGGAGTGGGAGATTTGTGTTTCCTTAATTCATCTTTGTTATCTTTATATTGTTCATATATAGATTTACGTTCAGCAAGCATTTGATTATATACAAAACGTACACAACCAAAAGTTTTAGCGAATAATTCTTCCTGCTCTTTATTTGGGTATAATCTAAAATTATAAGCCTTATTCAATATCTTCACCTCCTTGACATTCAATATATTTCTTGATTATTTCTATCGGTACTCCACCAGTGGTTATTAAGCAATAACTTCTTGACCAAAAATATTCTTTCCATAGCTGTTTCTTGAGTAGTGTCTTTGTAACCATCAATTCATCTCACCGCCTATAGAGGCGGGAGAATTCTTGATGAGTTAGTTAAAATCAAACTCACAATTATTTTTGTTTTCACATTTTTTTGTACAATAATCACAAATCATAATATTACCTAAAAGTATAATTTATATATTCAATATATTTATTTTTTATTCTTTCAGGATAATATGATAAATTTTTATTATCATAAACAAACATTTTTATTTTTTCAATATCATCAAAATAATTAAAAATTTTATGTCCACAATTATAAGCAATAAAAACTTTCTCGTTATCATAAAAAGTAAAAGTATATAAAGCCATCAATTTAAAATATTGTTTTGTAATTTCAACCACATCTTTTACTTTATCATCTGTTAATTCTTCTCCTGAAATTTCATTATAAGTTGTAGGCATAAATTGTAAATAAGTTTTTTCTCCTTTTAAACCAGTATAATGATTATTAAAACCACTTTCAACAAAACCACTTGCAAGTAAAATATTCGGATTTAATCTATATTTAAAAGCCTCTTCCCATGCTGTATTAGAAATATTATATATTTCTTGATCGGTTAAATATTTTGAATGTTTTTTTATTATAAATACTGATTTTAAAATAAAATCTATTTTATCATTTTTTCTTTTTAATTCTATAATTTCATTTTCTCTTTCTTTAATAATTTCATTTAATTTTGATTTTGAAAAACTAAATCCGACAAAAGTGCCAAAAATTACACTAACTAATATAAACATTATTAAAAAATTCTTTTTTATACTTTTCATATTTATTTTTCTCCATTTAACATATTAAGTAAATTCATCTTTACTTCATTTGTCATTATATTTATATTTGTATTATTTTCGTCTTTTATCATTCCTATATATTTCATTAAAGTATTTATTGCAAACTCTTTACCTAATACCTCAATTGTCAAAACTCGTACATCAGCATCCTTGCCATAAAATTTAACCTCTGTCTTTTTTATACATTGTCTTATTGCTTTTGGAATATCTGATAATTTTCTTTTTACTGTACCATCTTCATTTAAATAATCTAATATATCTAAATCATTTATCAATTGTAATTTTTTAAATAAATTAAATTTTAATATATTTTTATCAATTTGTATTTCATTTTCTGTAATTTCTACAATAGCCTCTTGTATCTTTTTATTTTTTATTAAAATGCTTCCCATACTACAAAAATAATCTTTATTTTTATTTTTTCCATACCCAGCCAATTCTACTGCTTTACAAGCATTTCCATTTGAAAGAACATAAAAATAAGCAAATTTTAATTGTTTATTAGTTAATTTTAATTTATTTCTATCAATATAAGGCATTAACTTACTTACAGGTAAATTAATAAGGTTATCAGGGATAGATACTAAATTTTGTTTAATTTTTTCTGGTAAATCTGTCATATTATTCCTTCTATTTACTAAAATAAATATAATTTATTTTTTTTAAATATTTTCTATTATATTTTTTTCTTTTTAATGTGACGCTCCACAGGGCAAGCCCTGTGGCTTCAAGCGAAGGTTGATTACACATTTGCAATCCTTATTCGTTTAGGGAACGCCACAATTCCCTTTATCTGCTCAACAGTATTAAACTGTATTGCAGTTACTTTTGATTTACGAGCTATATTTATAGCCCCATTTACATCTGAATTTATCAATATTCCGTCTTTGGATTTAAACAAACCTCTTTTTACTCTTTTCCCTACATATTCATCGTGATGTTTGACTGGTTCATTGTCAATTGCCGAACATTTAGATGTATGAGACTCTTGAGTTTCAAGATATTTCAATCTGTATTCTTGGCACTTGGATTCAAGCATCGACATTAAATACCCAAAGGGTACTTGTACGAAATTCTGGTTATTTCGTTTTCCAATATGAATGGAATTTTTCCAGCCTTTGTTATGCCCTACAATAATTGTTCCAATATCATTATCAATGCAATAGTCAAGAATATATTTAGCTGTTTTTCTCATTACATCTTTGACACGATTTTCCCTCTTTCTTTTTAAAATAAATTGCTGCTTTGTGTATCCTTTGATATTTTGTTTATCTTTAATACCTTGTAATTTTGCATTCTGTTTATTCCAATAATAGTTAATTGATTTAAGTTTTTTGCCGTCCATTATGAACGCCCTATTATTTGAAACATCATAGCAAGTAGCAAGATTAGACAAACCAACATCAATACTTAATACATTATTTTGATTGAGATTCAAATCCTGTTCTTCTATTTCATACACCACCTCCATTTTAAAAAATGTTGCTTTTTGTTGTGGGATAATTCTTATTTCCTGAACACTTTCTTTTTCTATCTGTGTTGGAAAATCTAAAACGA